AGTTATCAGGATATCTTTTCATGACGTCCATGCAATCTTCGTTAAGAAATAATTTCAAGTTATCACCTCATTTCAATTCCTTTGCGATAGCAGCGATAACACTCACAGTCACGCTGTTTCCTGCTTGCTTGTATAGCTGAGAGTTGCTGTTTACTTTTTGCGCCTTGTCAAAAGCCCAATCTAGAAATCCTTGTAATCTCCAACACTCACGAGGTGTTAGCTTGCGAATACGATAGCCAAAAGATAAATGGTTATTTTCGTGATAGCTATTACTTGTCAGTGTAGGAGCTATTTCATGCACTCCACCCTGATTATAGCCATGGCCACGCTGGATGATTTTAGGTTCAAGACCTCCACCTTGATATGCTCTGATTGTTGGTGCGATGCCATCTGTTTCGTAAACAACTCCACATTGATTAAAATTGGGTTGCAATATCCCAAATTGTTTTATAGTATTACTTTTTATTGCTATCTTTTGCCCCTCTCCTTTATTCGTTGTGAGTGTAGGAGCTAGGCCGTCAGCTTGATAGACTTCCCCATTCATGCCATTTCCAGAGGGGTTCACATTGCCAATTTTCACGACTGATTGGCTACTAGTTGACTGATTTTCTCCGCCGAGAGGAAAAATTCTTCTGGTACGTTCTCCTCTAAGATGTCCGATAATGAACACACGTTCCCGATTTTGGGGGACTCCAAAATTTTTGCTGTTAATGCTTTCCCATTCCACATTGTACCCCAGTTCATCCAAGGTTGAGATAATGGTCTCAAATGTAATTCCGTTTTCGTGATTGAGGAGTCCTTTGACATTCTCAAGGAATAGATATTTAGGTCTGAGAATAGATGCGAACCTAGCAATCTCAAAGAACAAAGTTCCTCGAGTATCTTCAAAACCTCGTCTGTTTCCTGCAATGCTGAAAGCCTGGCACGGAAATCCTCCACAGATAATGTCCACACGTCCGATTCCTCGAATAAACTCGTCTGATACTGCTGTGATGTCATGTAGCTCTATTTCTCCTTTCGTGTTATGTATAGCTTTATAACTAGCTCTAGCGAATTTGTCTATCTCACAAAATCCTATACATTCATGGCCTGCCGATTCCATTCCAAAACGAAATCCACCGATACCAGCAAATAAATCTAAAAATTTCATTTTTTTATTTTCTAAAAAATGCGACTGCCTCTGTTGTGAGTTTGGCTAAATACGGGCAGTCGCTCGTCCAAGGTCACATAACCTTTACTGACGTTTTCTAGTTCGCAGTTTTACAAGAATACACGGCTTGTTTAATTTTGAGTTGTTACTAAGATTGAACTTTGTAAATAATCAATGCTGATGTATGCCAATATTCAGCGCTGACTCCACTGTCAGCAACAGCAGATACGTTTGATTGAAATTTGATGTCAATCAACTTAATGTCTGGATTTTTGGCAAGCCAGCTATTTATTTGGTCGTCAATCGCCTCATCATGTGGATAATCACATGAAAGAAACACGGTTTTAATCATTCTTTCCTCACTTTTTCAAATTTAATAATCACTCTCAATCAAATCATTCAAGCTAACTACTGCATTCAGCTTTTTCTGGCTTCTGCAATAATCGCAATGACTACATTTTTTAGGTTCTTTCCGACCTTGGATAACATCCCAAACTTCGACAATTTCAGACTTGATTTTATCTAAACCTTCTTCAAGCCATTCATCATCGATTTTCAAAATGTCACGATCAGGCACATTTTCCTTGCTGACTGCTACAATGTATGGTCTGAAATCATTCCCAGTCATTTGCTTCAGCAATTCACGATACAATCCAAGCTGACCATGATATCCAAAGTTAAGAATATTGTTAACTGCTGCAGGAACTTTCTTTTTTAGTTCTGCGCTCCATTCTTCTGCATAGATGGACTTCATGGTTTTTAAATCTACGAAGTAGCCACGGCTCAAATTGACGCTATCTAGCTTCCCTTTGACTGGTACACCTTCAATTTTCCCAAAGACAATCAACTCTTTTTGGACGTCGTCTGATGGATAACCATGATACAAATGATTAAATCCATCGTCGTCCTTTAGACTTGCAATCATCTTGTCGCCAATCACAAAATCAGATTTTAGATTTCCTTTGTTCTTTCCAGTCTTAGCTAGTAACTTGTCACCATTTTCATTCATGAACTGCTGATGAGCTTCTGGGCTTTCAAAATAACTGTGAACGTAGTTCCCAAGGAGAAGAGGCGTTTCGTCTCTCTCCTCAGTCCATTCTCCGTTGTCCAAAGCAAAAGCCTTGACTTGGCATTGCTGATACCGTTTAAAACGTGAGTTGGTCAACCAGTTTGTGTCCTGGTAGTAGTTTTTTTGTGTTAGTTCTTCCATGATTAGAACTCCCTTACATTGGTTGTATTACCTTCAAGCAGACTGATTTCTTCCAAAACTTCGCCCGTTTCTTCGTCAAAGTCTGGAATTTCATCTTCTGGGTATTCGGTAGAAGATAACTCGTCAGGATTTGCCGTTTTTTTGCCCGTTTTTTGGGTTGTTTTGGTTTCTTCGACAAATTCTCCATCTACTACATTGTCGCCCTCTATGGGCTTGATAGGAGTTCCTAGGATACCGTCCAAAGTTTCAGCGACTGGCTCTTGAGTAACGTCTTTGACTTCATTCTTGTTTGAAACTGTGCTATCTTCGTTATCTGCCACGATTGCTTCCTGTAATTCGGTTGAAAGTGGCGCATAGGTTGAAAGCATGTGCTTCAATACTGTTTTACGAGCCATGGCATCAAAATCGGACTGCCATGGGCTATATTTACTAGAGAATGATTGACTGTACTTCTTGCCGTGTGCTTGAACTCGTTCCTTAGTCCAAAAAACTGTTTTTTCAAATCCATTGGCCAATCGCATGAATGCAAAGTAACCAACGACTTTTTCTTTCTCTTTTGGAATAGCAGTCATATCCACTTCAAGATCTTCAGTAAGTGGGTTAAACCCTTTATATTGGCTTTCATAGACCTCTCCGGCGTTCAAGCGTGTGACTTGTCCACTTCGTTGTGCAAGTTGAATCAGACCTTTATATCCAATCTGAAACTGTGCTTGATTCTTATAAGGTACGATGTACGCATATCCAAGACTAGGCTCAATTGGCAGATTCAATACTGCTGCCTTCATAGCAGCTGTCATGATGCTTTCATTTGTAGCCTTAGCAAGTAGATTATTGTTTGTTACAATGCTCAGTAGACTGGCCACGAATTGCTGACCGTTGCCATTTACCACTTCTGAGAATTTCTGTTTTACTGCTGGTGAGTTAAAAAATTGTTTATGTGTTAGTTCATTTGTCATTTATTTCTTCCTTTCGTCTTCTTAAGGTTCCAATTCTCACGTTTTATACGTCTGTTTTCGTTTTGTAGTTTCAAGATTATATCTTGTTGTTCGTTGATGATTTGCCCCATCTATCGGCCAAGATGAATGTAATCAGAGCGCAAGGTGCCATTATCTGCGTATAACTCTTCAATCATACTTCATCACCCACATATCGATACTGCCCACATCCAACATAGATGTACTGGCTAGGGTCAAGCTCTTCTCGTGGTTCAGGCTGTTGCATCATATCTCTGTCGTAATCAAACATGAGCGTCTCCTTTTCCCTACCCCAAATACTTTGCATAGCGTGATCTTCGTGGTTCTGGCAAGGCTAACGGCTCAGGTCGCAATCCTTGAGGCGGTTCGTTATCAAACGTAAAGCCTTTGAACTCCCGACGGATATTCTTGCGGATTTGTTCTCTTTCAATCTCACGACCCATTTCAAGCAATTCATTACAAGTTCTAATCACTTGCGTATCATACTCTTCTTGCAATCGTCTTTCTTCCTCTTTTTGCTTTTCTAACTGATGAACTAGGATTCCTGCGCTAATAAATCCTAGAATCACTGCACCAGTTCCTAAAAGCTGGTTGATTAATGGTGGTTCAAACATTTCTTCTCTCTCCTTACGCAATTTCTTCTTTATCTAACGCTTCATCTAAAATTCCACGTAACACATCATAAAATCGATGCCCTTCTGGAATAATAATTGGTTCATCTGGGTCTAATTTTCGACCGTAAGCATATACTGTGACTTTCATTTTATCTTCCTACCTTTTTTAATTATCTTCATCCTGTTTAGGCAAGCTAGGAATTGTTAACGACCCTTTTCTGTTGATAAAGTATTGAATTAAAGAAGGATGATCGTCACTCCATCTTCCGTTGTATAGCTCTAAAAAAGTTAATAGCAATTTTTTCTTTGCAAAACCCTCGATATCTTCTGACGTCAAATCCGACTTTTTCAATTGTGTCAACATTCTATTTTCGTCAAAAACAGATGTTGTGTACAAAGTCCATAAAACAGATTGTAAAAATGGTTTGTTAGGAAGCTTTGTTTCGTTTAAAACGCGTTCGTAGAACTTACAAAACTCTCTTAACTGTTTTTCATTTGAAAATACATAATCGCCTTTTTTTAATTTTTTGACTACTTGTGCTGCCGTACCATCACGTCTTCCTGAACCAGCTACGATTACCATCTTGTCACTAAGCAATTCGTTCTCGTCTAAAAATTTAGCTAATTTAACAAACTCAGGATCTCCCTCTAAAGCAAACGAATACACATAATCTTGTAAAGCCCAGTTGACAGCTGATGTATTCATCGAAATTACTGTCTTGAAATTAGCGGTTGGATCAATTATGTAGCGCACTGGTTTTCTATGTTTTCTCAAGTAATAAAGACGATGTTGCCCGTCGATAACTTCCATTTTTTCATTTACCAAAATCGGCTGGCGTTGTCCTTCAGAAAGTAGCTCCTCTTCCAATTTAGGATTTTCAGTTATTTTTCTATTACTAATTTTGCGAAACATATCATATTCAGTAGTTGTTAAAATTTCATTTGTATTTAAGTTCATATTCATGTTATAATCCTCTTGTAAAGTTTTTTAGTATGCGCCTGATTGCCGTCAGGTGCTTTTTTATTTTTATGTCGTGTAGACACTTCCATTCGTCGCATAATACGTCAGCTCGTTCATCTTGTTTGTGAATCGTTCGTCTGTCGTGATCATCAACCGTTCTTTAAGCAGAGTCGATAGTCCGTAAAATCGGCTCTCGAACTGCTCAATAGTTCGCTTGCGTTCCTCAGTAGTCACTTGCTGACAAGGAACGTCTCGAAGCTGTGTCTTTGCTGAATTTAAAGGCATTCGTCTTCATGTTTCCTTTCGTTATTCTGTCAACGAGACTTTGCTCGTAAAGTTCTTTGAAGTGCTTGCCCTCAAAATTAGTTGTAATAATTGTATTCGTCCTGTTCTCAAGAATTTGATACAGGACTTTTTGCATCCAGTTATTGCCTTGCCTGATTTCGTTTCCAACACTTGACTCTTTGCCAAGGTCGTCCAAAATCAAGAAATCAACACTCTGCAGAAACTTCACGACTGAGCGCTGTTCCCATTTTGAGTCCTTGTACTGAAAAGCCTCTTGCATGCGAGAGAATAGCTCCATGGATGGCATATAGATGACCGATTTCCGAACTTGGAGCATTTGAAAGCTCTCGTTTAAGGTCTTAGCTATTCCAACTGCCAGATGGCTCTTGCCAACTCCAGGCGGTCCAGAAATAATCGTATTCCCTTCGTAGCGCTCTTTCACATAGTCAGCCGTGACTCGCTTAGCGAAATTGACTGCTGCCGAATCCTGGTCTGTATGGATTTCAAAGTTACCGATAGTTGCGTTTTTCAAATCATTCGGGATGATGCTCTCTTTCATAAATAAAGAGTAGGACCTTGTATCTCTGATTTGAGCTTCAGCAATAGCTAACTGCTCGCTTGCGTTCTGATTGATAGTTTCTTGAACACATTCAGGACAATAGGTCAGCGTGTTACGAGTGCAAGGGTTGACTGACTGCCACATATACACCCCTTCATGTTTGGGACATTGTTGCTTCAACGTCTCAACCTGCAAGGCTCTTTCTTGCAATTCTTTGCTTGATACTGCTCGCATAGCACCCTCCTAGAATCCCAGTCGTGGGTCAAATCCATCATCGGACAATTTCAAGCGCCCGTTTGACTTACTACTCGACCGAGCAGGCTTTTGCCTATTCTTGACTAACTCAGCAGTGACAAGACCTTTCTGCTTCCAGTCTCTCAAGATACTACTGAGATACTTGAAATAAGGCTTACCATTGCCCACGCATTCCTTGATTGCTAACTTGATAACCTCTTTACTATGGTCTTGCAAGAAGTATTTCAAGTCCTCAATCTCAAACGGTGTTGGATATCTTCCAAACTCTGAAAAAATCCAATCGTAGACAATTCCCAAGTCGTTTTCTGCTGGGGCGTCCTCTATACTATATAGATTATTAGCACCAACACCCTCTGGTTCACTCAGTCTTGATAAATTAGTATTGATATTATCAGTCTTGATTGTGTCTAATTTTTGGACTTCTTGACGTCTATTTTTTAGACTTCCGTTAATGTATATACGATTAGGCTTATTAACTCCCTGCTGATCTTCTTTAATCAATAGACAATCACTAAGTTCTTTCTTTGCATTCACAACTGATTGACGACTACAAGATAGCTTGCTCATAAACTCCTCAATCGTGAAATACACAAATACTTCTCCGTTTTTATCATGCCATTTGTTTTGAATAGATAGCGTCCGTCTATCAAAAATCAGCATATACATAACCTTTGCTCTAAGACTCAAACACTTGTATTCTTCATCCAGTAACCATTGCGGAAACTGATAGAAAGCGTTGTTCTTTACCTCGCTTATTTTCAATCATTCTTTCTCCTTTTTTAATTACCCACGTTTCGTGGTCTTGGGTCTGAAAAAATTTCGCCAATATCTTTTTCTAGAACATCAGCGATAATAAACATCTCATCAGATTTAAAAGCACGCTTTCCTTTTTCTTTCTGACGATATGCAGTTTCAGAAATATCTAATTTTTTAGCCAATTCTTTTTGCGTTATGCCTTTTTCTTTTCGTAATTGATAAAGATATATTTGCACGCACTCACCCCCTTGTGTTAATAGTTGCCCTCCGTGATTTCTGCTATAATGTAGTCAGA